AAAATATATTCCTGACCCGGATTCACCGCTGGCCAAGCTCTGGCCTGACGGAGTAGTTGGAGAACTGGCAACCGTCCGGCCTAATCTGGCACACATCCGGGTAAAACTGGGGTCAGGCAAAGATGTGCGGTATTTGTCGTTGATTGTGCCGTGGAAACGATGTGAGGTTGTGAAGTGAAAATAGAAGAAGTCTGCTCTTTTCAAAGATATTGAATATAGCAAAGCCTGGGAGACTAGAAAAATGGCTCAAATAAGATTACAGCAGAAATCAGAGGGGGAGTTAAGTGAAACAAGCGCCTAAACATCCTGGGGGAAGGCCCCGTATTAAGATTGATTATGCTGCATGTGAGAAACTAGCTAGAATAATGTGTACACAGTCAGAGATCGCTGAAGTGTTAGGAGTATCCCTATCTACATTGGAACATGATAAAGAGTTTTTGCGGATTCATAAAAAGGGGATTGAAGCAGGCAAGGCATCACTGAGGCGTATGCAATGGAAGTCTGCCGAAGGCGGTAACGTGACGTCGCAGATCTGGCTAGGTAAGCAGTACCTCGGGCAGCGGGATAAACAGGAAGTAGAGCATTCCGGAACAATCAGCTGGATGGACCTGGTAAAACATGCAGAAACAGATCCCGAAAAACAGTGAGGCAGCCGTCCGACGGGCACAACAGGATCCGGCCTGGTGGATCCGTGAGGTCCTCGGCCACGAACCATGGCAAAAACAGATCGAGATATTCGAGTCGGTCAGAGACAACCGGGTCACCGCCGTCAAGTCCTGCCACGGGGCAGGCAAGAGTTTCTCTGCAGCCTCAATCGCTCTCTGGTATTTGTACACTCATAGGCCGGCTATTGTTCTTACAACTGCCCCAACTGACCGACAGGTGAAAGGGATCCTATGGAAAGAGATCCGAATGAGTCACCAGCGGGCACGGTACCCGCTTGGCGGCCAGTTACTCACCCAGGAACTAAAACTAGAGCCAAACTGGTTTGCCTGGGGGTTCACCGCTCCCGACTACGACCCCGACCGGTTTCAGGGGTTCCATGAGACTCATTTACTTGTTGTCGTAGACGAAGCGTCTGGTGTCAGTGAAGAAATTTACGAGGGGATCGACGGTGTGCTCACGTCTGACGAGTCCAGACTCCTGATGATCGGCAACCCTACCAACCCGTCCGGCAGGTTTGCCCGAGAGTTCAGAACTGCCGGGACCAGCAAGATCTCTATTTCTGCGTTTGATTCCCCAAACTTCACTAAGTTTGGTATAACAGAACAGGATATTGTATCAAATACCTGGGAAGAAAAGATCACAAATGATCTTCCTGCTCCATACCTAGTGACGCCCCGGTGGGTTGCCGAACAGGTAAAACGAGGCTGGACAACAGACTCGCCATTATACCGGTCAAAGGTCCTGGCACAGTTCCCCGAACAGTCAGACGACACGCTCATCCCGCTGCACTGGGTAGAGGCCGCAGTCGGCCGTGATTTGGCAGCATCAGGACCGACGGAGCTTGGGGTGGATGTTGCCCGGTATGGGTCAGACCAGTCGGTGATTGTCAAACGAAAAGGCCCGGTGGTAGAGATCCTGAAAACCATTCAGAAAAGTGATCTTATGGAACTCACCGGCCAGGTAATACAGGCGATCCGGAGCACTGGTGCCACCATGACAAAGATCGATTCGGTCGGTATTGGTGCCGGTGTGTACGACCGACTGAACGAACAGGATTTTGCCGTATTAGAAATGCAGGCAGGGGGGCAGCCGTCCGATCGTGACCAGTTTGTGAACGCTCGGGCCGAATGGTATTGGGGGCTTCGTGAACGGTTTGATCCGGTTACTGCTGCCATCTCAATCCCTGACGACGACGAACTCATCTCTCAGCTGGCAAACATCAGGTATAAGATCAACAGCCGTGGCCAGGTATTGATCGAGAGTAAAGACGAAATGAAAAAGCGGGGGCTGAAAAGCCCTGACAAGGCCGACGCGGTTATGTTGGTCTTTGCCGGCCGCGACTATGAACGAGGCGACGAACCAACCCCAGACGAGGCACTCGGAGACCTGGCAGACATACCGGATCTCGGCTGGCATGGAGGAATACCGGGATTAACATGACACAAGTGGGCAAACTAGGGGATCACCGATCGATCCGGAACAAAGAACCGACACCGAACAAACCAGAAGAACGGCCGGAAGAAGGGACCATATACCTGGACTCGTCAGGCAGATGGTACACCGCTCCAAAGATCGACGCGGATCTCATCAACAAATACCGGAAGAACATTTACCTGAAAGGCGCTCTGGACAGGATCCAGCGATTGCTGTTTAACAAACGGTTGATCATCAAAGCCCTCAACCGGGACGGCGACGTAGACCCGGACCTCTCAACCACGCTCACTAAAATGGCCGATGCCCCTGACGTCAGGCTCTGGTACAAACTTCAGCGGGTGTGGCGGAACACCGCTGAATGGGGGCCGTCGATTCATAACCCGGTCTGGGAATATGTCGGCAACGAGTACCGGCTCACAAAACTCAACATACTCCCCCCTGAATCGTTCTCATCGCCCGGGGGGTCATATGCAGCGATCCGAAACACGATCCTACCGGGGATTATTTTCAATACTGACACGAACGAGCTCGAGTTCTGGCAGAGACAGTCGGCTGGCAAGATCAGGCAACTGCATAACGTCACCATGGTCACGGACCCGCTGTCCGGTGAGTTCGGGGGTAGCCCGCTGGTCCTGCCGGTTATTCCTATTATTACTATGTTGGACTTTGCATGGGGGGCACAGATGCAGAAAGTCAACCTGCTTGGTGCAGGCGGGCGGTTTTTCATCAAGGTTACGAACCCGAAGAAGGATGACAAAGCCTACGCCCAGAAAATACTGCGGAACCTGAGCAAAGGCACCGCGTACCAGCTCAGGGAAAACATGGAGGTTGTCGCCCCGCCGATCTCGGAAACGTCGTCCGCCATTGAGACCATAGGCGTCCTGCAAAACCTGATTATTGACCATTTCAGCCCGTCGAGCAGCATCCGCAAAGAGGGCGGGCTCATCGGTAACAACGCCATCGCCGAGTGGCAGATGTACCAGGCGTTCATTTCCGGGTCCCATGCCTGGCTGGCCGAAGCCGCTGAGATGATCCTGTCAGACTATTTCGCCCCGAACGCTTTTGACGGGTATTCGGTCCAGGTAGAGATTCCATTGCCGTCGCTCGACAGATCAGAGTTTCTGCTGAAAGCACTTGATTCAGCCCAGACCAACGGCCGGATCACCCTGGCCGAAGCCCGGTCCATGTACATGGATCTCGGGCTGGCCCTGTCTGAGCTCACCGACGCTGAACTGGCAGAACTTGAGTCAGGCAACCAGGACCAGATGCTGCAGAAAGCTCAGCTGGTCGTTGACGCCATAGCCAGCAACGACATGGACCCTGAACACCTGATCGACGAATCAGCAGCGAAAACGATCCTCAATAAAGCCCTGGGGTTACATGGCAAAGAAGACAAAACGTGATCCGACTCAATCAGAATGGATCTCAAACAAATACGCCCGGGATCTGCAAAAAGCGATGAAACAATACCAGGCCGGCATGGTTGATCTCATGGTTGAACATGCCGACAACCTGGAACAGATGCGAGAACAACTCGACGAATACAAGACCAACGCCATTACCACCATATTCAGACCGCTCGCAGAAAAATACGTGACCCTCGCGACAAAACAGGGCGGGAAATTCGCACAACTGCAACTAAAGCATGTCAAAACCTAAAGTCCCGGTAAACCCAAAAGCCCTTGCTGCCCTGATTGAACGGAACCTGTCGTATTTTGAGGGGCTGGTAGATGACACACGAAAAAAAATGATGGCCGTTTTAACCGACGGGTTGACGCAAGGCGTAGACATATGGACGATCCGGGACCAACTCGTTGATCTTGGGTATGACAAGAACCGGGCGGAAATGATCGCCCGGACAGAGTCTATGTATGCACTCAACGAGGGGGCGAAAGAGTCATACCGTGAGGTCGGGATCGAATACGTCAAATGGCTGACCAGTTATGACGACCGGACCTGCACCGAGGAGAACGGGCCACCGATCGAACTGCCTGACGGGTCGGTAGTGTATGGGTGTGAGGCCATGGACGGCAAGATCTTCAAAATAGACGAGTGCCCGGCGATTCCCGTACATCCGAACTGCCGATGCGCAATTTCAGCCTCACGCGGCCCGGAGGATTACTGATGGCATCAGGTCAACCGTTCAGCGAGGACGAGAAACAGTTTATTCGTGACAACTCGGGGAAAATGAGTAACGGTATGATCGCCCAGGAACTCGGGAAACGGTTTCCTCAGGACAACAACGGATACAGGTCCTGGCGGTCGGTCCGGTCGTTTGTGTACCGTGAGGCCGGCAAATCCCTCACACTCACGATCCGGGTCAGAGCCGAGACTGTGCAGAAAGCCCGAGCGGCTGGCCTGACCATGGAAGAGATCCTGCAAGTTGCCCGTGAAGCGGTTGAGCACCAGTTAAAACAGGTCTGTTAATTTTTTTCGTTCGTGGTCAATATACAAACTGCCTGAAGTTGCAGCTAAATAATATTGTGACAACATAGTATTGCATGGGCACTTCTGCCGTTTTCGGGCATGC